GCTGTCCACGGACTTCCGCGATTCTGGCCGATACGATCCACGCGGAATGCGTGAATCATGCGCTCGGCTGGAATGCGCTCTGTCTTGGGGTTCGTCGTGCCGATCTGATAATCATCGGGCGGACGTACCCGCACATGGTAAGCGACCGGACGGCCAGAGGCATCTATCTCGATGCCCATGCGAATCTGACCGCCGTTTGCCAGAATCTCGTTCTTGTCTTGATCCACAAGGTCGGGATCAATGAACTGTAAGCGAAAACGGAATGGGTTTGCATTGTCCTCTACGAACAACACAAAGCACTCGCCGTCTCGCGCTACGCTCTCGATAAAGACGCGCTGTGCGTCGATCCACGACAACCGCCCGTCTACCGTACACACGCCGGGCTGCGCCCACGCATAGAACGCCGCCTCTAACTGTTGATTGGCTACTTGATCGAGCGCACCTGTCTGCTCACGCGCACGCACCTGTAAGGTGATGCCACGCGGCCCGACGACGTTGGTTGCTACGAGATCAAGATACCGCCGCGCATAATCATTGTTTTGACAGAGATCACGCGAGCGAGCACGCATGGCCTTGAGCGCATAGCGTAGGTCGCTGTCGGCGGTCTTGGTTTGAACGAGCCAGTCGGAGAAAAGCCGTCCGGTGTTTGCTGCGTCAAAGGATCGCTTGCGAGGCTTTGGCGTTTGTCTTTTGAAATAGTCGAGTAGACTCATGCCGTAAACCTCACGCGAATGGTAGCGTTAGTTCCCAATCCCTTGGCGATCTGTTCGGCCCTGCGCTCTCGCGTCACCTCGCCCTTGAGCCGTTCGCGTTCGGTCAAAAGGTCGGCACGATTCCAGCGCGAGAGCGAGCGTCCGGCAATCGAGTAGGACGCGGCTGCAAGGTTGGTCGGGTCTTTTAAGTACGTTTCGATGTTGTCGAGCGCAATCTGCGCGAACGAGCGCGGATCGGCTGAACTGGTCGAGCGGTTCGGCGCAACCTCGAACACGCCTTTGTCGACTTCGATACGGGCAGAGTCCGAGGTGCGGGTGATGTATGCGACCCAGTGATACCGGCCTTCTTCGTAGTTGTCGGTCGTGGTTGAGGATACCGAGACGGTGTAAGCCTCGGTCGAGCCGGTGGTCGAGATAGCAATCTTCTCGCCCGTGATCTCTCGACGCGCAATGTACGAAAGGCTATAGGCCGACGATGGGTAGTCCGTGACTAAATCGGTGCGCTTCCACGCCCAGAGATCGCCCGCTTGCAGAGCGGTCGGCTCTCGGGTCGGATAATTCGCAGAGTCAAAAAGGTTAGCCATAGACTACCCCTAGATTTATTGTACCGGCTCCGAAGGCGGAACCTGTGGCTCGGCCTGCTCTTTAATCTTCAACACCAGAGGCCATGCGCCAGTTTTAGTGGGCAAGTCGCCTAGCACTTGCAGGATTGCGTTCACTTCTTCAATGGACAGTTCTAGTTTAATCATGGCGTCACCCACGGCAGCGGCGGCGAAACGATGGGCGGGTTGATTTGGTTTTGAATCTGCCCCTCCACTGCAGCCTCGGTCGCGGCCTTATCCACGCCGTTGGCCCAGATCCAGCCCAGCACTTGATCTTGCGTCAAATCAGCGTAAGGCGTGAAAGCCTCGCCCTGCACGACGGGAAACGAACAGGTCGAGTAGACGCTGCCGTTGTATTGGCCGTCTACGCCGTTGCACTGCCAGTGCGCCGTGACGACGTAATCCGCGCCCTCTGCGGTTTGCGGGATGCAGTTAAGAACCGAGATGTTCCATGTGATTACAGTAGACATTTGATTACTCCTAATTAACCGCAATACAACACGGTCGGGACACAGTACGAACCATCAGCGTATTGGTGCGTCTTGACCGTGCTTGTGACTTTGCCGATGGTGCTGCTGCGAATGATGTCGTCCGCTTGGACACGCGCCGTGCCGTCGCCGTTGGATTCTAGCAAGTCACCTTCCTGCACCGTGACGCTTGCATTGACGCGGCAGATGAACGCACCGACCGCCGTGACATACATATCGTTGGTCGTAGCCCAGTCGTTGTCCCACGCCATAAACACGCCGTAGACTTTTTTGCTGCCAGCGGTGTCGCTGATCTTGGACTTGGGCAATCGCTCGTTGTTTTCACCCGGCCACACGCAGAGTTCGTTGATCGACTCCATCACTGTGCCGCGCAGAATGTCGGGCTTGCTACCGTCTTGCAGTTGCGACCAATGCGAACCCGCAAAGGCGTTGTACGAAACGGTGTTGCCGGAAACGGAGATAGAACCTTCTTGCGTGGTGGCTTGATAAAACCCAACAAGGTCTCCGTCACTTGCAAGTCGGTTTACGTTTATTGAAGTTTGCCCGTCAGTAGTGACGTTTATTCTCGAACTGTTAGCGTCATCCGGGCCATACAAAACAATACCTTCTGTGCCAAAATTATCAGTAGTTTTTCCAACCAGCAAATCCCCCCCGCTCGTGATGCGGGCGCGTTCGGTTGGGGTATAGGTGTTACCCGAAGTTAGACCTGAATTATTTGTAAAAATCGTGTTTCCGCTATCACAAGCAACATACGAAGCAGTTGTGGCGGCTGCCACCCAATTTGACCCGTTGTAATAAGTTCCGCCGGTATAAATGGCTTGCGAGTCGCTGGTAGAAACAACAAACGCGCCTTTGTTATTAGTTGCTCCAAAGTTGGCCTGCGTGTTTGAACCAATCGCGCTTATTCTGTAATTAGGACTCGTCGTCCCGATGCCGAGGTTGCCGGAGGAGTCGATGCGGGCGCGTTCGGTAATAGACCCGCCATCAGGCATTGTAAAGAAACGCAGGGAAGCGCCGGGGGTTCCACCACTTGAATTTAAAAATCCAGAAACCTTCGCCCTCCCGTCAGAAAAGGTAAGCCCGGATTCTGCGTCGTAAGCATTTGGCCCCCATATTCTTGCGACTTCTCCACCGCTACTTGTTTGAACGTGTAATTTCGCACCCGGCGAACTCGTCCCGATGCCGACGTTAATCCCCGACGCTGTGTAGAGCGTGGTGGAGGTGAGGCGGAAGCCTTCGGCGTTGTTGACGCCAAAAACAAGCGGATAGTTTCCAGAATACCAAACGCCAGCCGCATAAGCGCCAACGCCAAACAGCGAGCCGCCAGTGCTGCTATCAATTCCGACGTTTAATGTTCCGCCAGTGTTGTTTGCTTGATAAACAACAGAATTCGTCCCAGTGGTTGATGTAAGTTTGACGCGACCTGTCGCTGCTTGTACGTCAAGTTTAAAGTTTGCATCTGGCGATGCGGTGCCTATGCCGACGTTAGTTCCATCAAATACAAACGCACTCCCCGACGTCGCCACCTTGCTGCCGTTCAGATACAGCACGCCGTTGGCGGTGCCGCCGTTGAGCGTTACGGTCGAGGAAGTGGTGAGCGTAGTAAACGAACCGGCTGCGGCAGTCGAGCCACCGATAGCAACGTTGTTCATCGTGCCAGCGGTTGCGGGGTTGATCGTTACCGTGCCGGTTCCGGTCGGAGCAATCGATACGGCTGCGTTAGCAGGGTTGATATTCGTTGCAACTTCGAGCGACAGGTTACTACCGCCACCCGCGCCCCATGCTAATTGACTCGTACCGGAGGCGTTTCTCAGTTGACCACCCGCGCTACCTACTGCGTCGACATAAGGCGAGACAACTTTAGTCGTACCCGTTAAAGTCGTAAACGTACCGGCAGCGGCAGAGTTCGCGCCGATAGTCGTTCCGTCAATCGAACCCGAGTTGATATCAACGTTCGTGACACCCGCGGTCATTCCTGCGCCGACGAGTGCGCTGGCGGTGATCTTTTTTGTCTCCGTTGCGCTCGTGTCCACAATCGGGAGCACGTCCGTTGATGCGGCTACGTCTCCTTGGGCGAGCGATGTCAGTGCGCTAATTTTCTTGTCTGGCATTCTGCTATCTCCATCCGTTCATCCACCCGCCGCGAGAAGGCACGGGGCGACGTTGTGGTTTTTGCGGTTGTACTGTGACTTGCGTTTCGGTAACTGGTTCGACCTTGCGGTTCGGCAATATCATCGGCCCGTTGCGTCCTATAAACGCTGCGTAGGCGTAGACCAAGCAGTCGAGGGCTTCCGTGCGACTGCCCGAGGAGCGCGGCTTATAAGACCGCACGCGCCGCCCCTGCACCATGCGATAGATCAATGTCTCGGCGGTCAACTGGTCAAAGTAGACCTCATCGACCGAGACGGGAAAGTGAATGTATCCCGCCCCCGGTTGGTGTACGCGCTTCATGCGCCCGTACAGCACATCTTTGGCTGTATCTACACCGACTATAAAAACCTGCGCCGAGGTTTTCCCTGCCCGTCCCGCTGACTTCGGCCAGATCAACCGACCGAAGCCACCGGCTCCCTTGATCGCCCACACGCGACGCGCTTTGCGTTTGGCGCAGTAGGCATAGACTTGTTGCGTGAAGTGACCGCCAGAGTCGATGGCCTGGGCCTCGATCAGTAGCGGTCGTCCGTCCTCGGTCTCGCGTTTGCGAGCCATGTATCCGTCAAGGTCGTGCCACAGCGAATCGCTGCCAGGATCACCTCGCAGTACGCCGTGCTCGACAATCCATGTCTCCTCGTCCTTGCCGAAGCCGACGATAGTTACCTCTAGCCGGTCGTCCTGTACGTCTACGCCAGCCGTGAGCATCAGCACCTGTTGTGGGATGCTCTGTGCGGTGTACGGTTCGCGTCGCTGCGCGAGTCCTACCGTCTCCACCTGTTCGCCGCGTTCCTCGTAGGTTTCCCCAAGCGCCGTGTTGATCCACGTTTGCAGCGTTTCGGGAAACCTTTTCGCTTGAATGAACGCGACCGCCATCTCCGCCCATGTAGACCAGGGCGAATACAGTTCGCTTATGTGGAACGATGCGATACCCGAGAATGGCTTGCTCCCGCGCCACTCGCCAGCCTGTAGCATCTCCGCCTTGTCCGCCTCGGTCAGCATCGCACCGCACGCCACACAGACGTACTCGGCCAACTCCGGCTGACCTTCCGGCCATTTA